ATTGTCAAAAAAAAAAAACGACACCTATTTAGCACACCATGGAATTAAAGGTATGAAATGGGGTGTTCGCCGTTATCAGAATTCCGATGGGTCATTGACGTTAGCAGGAAAGAAAAGATACGATGGCGAAACTAAAAATCCGATAGAACGGCATAGATAGAACCTAATCGATAAATATGTTAAAAACGGGTACTCTCAAAGTGCTGCACAAACAATGGCAAAGCAGAGAATGCAAACAGAGGCAGTTCTGGCTGTTGTCGGTGGAGTGGTTGTTGGGGTTGTTGCAAAGAAGGCCATTACAAGAATTGGACAAGATTATTGTGATAAGGTTATTAAATCTGGAAAGCAAATCCAGAATATCGGAGCAAACAGCAAAGCAACCTTTAAAGACGCACCGTTTTATGCAGCCGTAAATAATCATGATAAAAAAGCATACGGAATGTTATACCCAAACGAAAAACGCGTTATGGCTAAAAATGCCCTTGGCTCTGCTTATGAAGGTATTTACAAGAACCAAATAAAAGTTGCGAAGGACGTAAAAGTCCCATCTGTTAATAATGCTAGAAAGATATTCTATCATAAATTGAACGGCGATAAAGAATTTAGAAAAGAGGTTTTAGATACAATCAAAAAGACCGATTATGGATATGATGCAGATAATCTTCTTAAAACAAATCCAAAGAAGTTCTATGACAGATTTAATCAGGCATTAGCAACCCCACAGTTCCAAAGCAACGGAATACATAACAAATTTTATTCCGAATTAGAGAAATATGGATATAATGCTTTGTTGGACATCAATGACACTCGCTATAGTGGTTATACAAATATTGCAAAAAGTCCTACTATTTTCTTTGGAAAAGATGTTGTCGAGAAAGTTGGAAGCACGAAATTGTCAGATGTAGAAATTGACAAAAATTTGCAAAAGTACACGTACGAGATACTTGCAAAAGCTGCTGGAAAAACCGTCGCGGAATATACGGCTGGATATGCGGTTGTAAAAAGTATTTCAGATGAACAGAAAATTCGAGATTATCTCAAAAAACATCCAAACTCGGAACTATCAAAAAAGGAGATATTAAAAGCTGTAAAATAATAACCATACGTGGCTAATCTATGATAATATTATTGCGGATGCGCTATTAAATCATTTTCTTTTATGAAGAAAGGTGGTGAATATATTAGTATGATGAAAAAAAGCAAGATGCTTGATGCGATTGCCAAGGCTAATGGTTATGAAAATAAGTCCGGATTACTTATGGATTATAACTTTATCCCAACGGTAATGACACCGAAGCATAAAAAAATTGAGATCATATCACTAATTGTAAAACACCTTAAACAGAAATAAGGAATGACGAGAGGCTATGGTAACATGGTCTCTTTTCATTTGTTTGGAAGGAGAAGAAAATAATGGCGTTATCGAACACTGCCGTCCCGAAATACTACGGCATGTTTCGTGATGCCGTAATTCGTGGCGAAATTCCGGTATGCCGAGAAATCGAGATGGAGATGAACCGAATCGATGATCTCATTGCAAATCCTGGAATTTATTACGACGATCAAGCAGTAGAGGGGTTTATCAGTTATTGCGAGAATGAGCTTACTTTAACTGACGGTTCAGATTTGAAACTGCTTGACACATTTAAAGTTTGGGCTGAGCAGATTTTCGGCTGGTACTATTTTGTTGAGAGAAGTGTATACGAACCTTATGAAGATGGTCATGGCGGACATTATGTCACCAAGTCTATCCGAAAAAGATTAGTTAATAAGCAATATCTCATAGTGGCCAGAGGTGCTGCAAAGTCAATGTACGGTTCATGCTTGCAGAATTTCTTCTTAAATGTTGATGTCACAACGACACATCAGATAACCACAGCCCCGACGATGAAGCAGGCAGAAGAGGTGTTGTCCCCGATTCGAACCGCTATTACCAGATCAAGAGGACCTTTCTATAAGTTCCTTACAGAAGGATCGTTGCAGAACACAACCGGATCAAAGGCGAATAGAATGAAATTGGCATCCACTAAGAAAGGAATTGAAAACTTCCTTACTGGATCGCTTCTTGAAATTCGTCCAATGAGAATCGACAAACTTCAGGGACTTCAGCTTAAAGTGGCGACGGTTGACGAGTGGCTTTCTGGTGATATTCGAGAAGATGTAATCGGAGCAATCGAACAGGGTGCATCGAAGGTCAACGACTACCTTATCGTTGCGATCAGTTCAGAGGGTACTGTCCGTAACGGTGCTGGCGATACAATCAAAATGGAATTGATGGATATTCTAAAAGGGGATTATATCAATCCGCACGTATCGATTTGGTGGTATAAGCTGGATTCTATCGATGAGGTTGCCGATCCGGATAAATGGTTGAAAGCAAATCCGAACCTTGGAAAGACTGTTTCTTATGAAACCTATCAGCTGGACGTTGAGAGAGCAGAAAAGGCTCCGGCAGCTCGAAACGATATTTTGGCTAAGCGCTTCGGACTTCCTATGGAGGGATACACATATTACTTTACATATGAAGAAACTCTCCCACATCGCCATCGAGATTATTGGCAGATGCCATGTTCTTTGGGAGCTGATTTATCACAAGGCGACGATTTCTGTGCATTCACATTTTTATTCCCATTGTCGAACGGATCATTCGGCATCAAAACCAGAAACTACATTTCCTCATCGACTCTGATGAAACTCCCAGCAGCAATGAGAATTAAATACGATCAGTTTATGAAAGAGGGAAGTCTTATTGTGTTGGAAGGGACGGTTCTTGACATGATGGAAGTATATGAGGATTTGGATAACCATATTATTGAATGCGGTTATGATGTACGATGCTTTGGTTATGACCCATACAATGCAAAGGAATTTGTTGAACGTTGGGCAAGTGAAAATGGACCATTCGGAATAGAAAAAGTTATCCAGGGTGCAAAGACAGAATCTGTCCCACTTGGCGAATTGAAGAAACTTTCAGAAGAGCGAATGCTCCTGTTTGATGAGGATTTGATGACATTTGCTATGGGAAACTGTATTACTCTGGAAGATACTAACGGGAACCGTAAATTGCTGAAAAAGCGGTATGAGCAAAAAATCGATGCCGTCGCCGCAATGATGGATGCGTACATCGCATTCAAGGCGAATCGGGAAGCATTCGAGTAGGGGGTATAAAGATGCTAATAGCAAAGTTAATTGATTGCTCTTCTGTATTACGACCCTACACCATCAGAAAAGTAGCTCGTATCGAATCAAATGATAATTTGATGCATTATGGAATAAAAGGTATGAAATGGGGAGTTCGGAGAACGAAAGAACAATTAGCTCATGATAGAAGCTCTATCCAGGCAAGAATGAATAGTAAGTTGCGAACACCTGTAAAAGCTTCAAACGGAATATTGGTTACACGCTTTTCAGATCATGCCCTTGATAGGACACAAACAGAATCAAGACCGGTAACCGTTGAAGGAATTTTGGATGCATTGAAAAATCCGTTGAATCATGGTAGCATTAAAACAAAAACCGATAACCTTGGACGACCAAGTCAGCAGTTTATAGGGAAATCTGCGACAGTAGCAGTGAATCCTGAAAATGGAACCATAACAACCACTTGGTGTACAGGAAGTAGAACAAAGCGTAAATATTTAAAGAAAGGATGAGCATATGTTCAGTGAAGAAGAAATAAACCTTATGCAGTCACTCGGATTGGACTGCAATTTTAACGGTTTATCTGAGACCGATGAATATTGGGCAGACATAGAAGAAAAGGTTGGGAATTTCCTGACACTGAAGTGTTTTAATCCCGATAGTAACGGAATCATATGCGAATCTATACTGAACAAAATACCGGTGTAAAATTACTGGAGACCTCTTAAGAAAAGGGGTCTTTTTTTTTTGCCTATTTTTAGGAGGTGAGAATTCAAAATGGATTTATCATTAAGTTCCAGGTTTAAAAATGCCTGGAATGCTTTTCGCAATAGAGCCCCTACCATGATGTCACAGAATATCGGTTCGGGTTATTCATATCGTCCTGATCGTTTTCGCCTTACCAGAGGAAACGAAAGATCGATAGTCACGTCCGTATACAATAGAATCGCTTTAGACGTAGCCGCCATCAACATTCAGCACGTTCAGTTGGATGATGAAGGGCGGTTTTTAAATGTTATAAAAAGCGGTTTAAACGAATGTTTGTCGTTGGAAGCCAATCTTGATCAGACTGGTAGGGCATTTATCCAAGATGTTGTTATGTCCATGATGGATGAAGGCTGTGTAGCAATCATTCCTGTGGATACCGATGATGATCCAGATGACACAAAAGGATATCAGATTCTTTCGATGCGAGTTGGTCGAATTCGTGACTGGTATCCTCGTCACGTCCGTGTTGAGGTATATAACGAAAATACTGGGCGAAAACAAGAAATTGTTGTTCCGAAAGATACGGTTGCTATCGTAGAAAATCCACTGTATGCGGTAATTAACGAACCGAATTCGACGATGCAGAGGCTTATTCGAAAATTGAATTTGTTAGATGCTGTCGATGAACAGAGCAGCTCCGGCAAGTTGGATTTGATCATTCAGCTACCTTATGTAATTAAATCAGAGGCAAGGCGTCAGCAGGCAGAGAAGCGGCGTAAAGATATCGAGCAGCAGTTGTCCGGTTCTAAGTATGGCATTGCTTATACTGACGGAACAGAGCGAATCACACAGTTGAATCGTTCGTTGGAAAACAATCTAATGAAGCAGATTGAATACTTAACGAGTATGCTTTACAGCCAGTTAGGAATCACTCAGAGCATCTTAGATGGTACCGCAGACGAGAAGACTATGCTGAATTATTACAACCGGACAATCGAACCGATCATTTCCGCAATCGTTGATGAAATGAAGAGAAAATTCTTAACGAAGACTGCCA